GCATTTGCGTGGTAGAATAATAATAATTTTTGGGCATCATCTTCCAAGAGAATTGGGCCGAAAGGTGTCTGGTTTAGGCCAAAAACCACGTACCCAAAACTCCGTAGGAACTCTGCGACATCTGACTTAAAGCCATCATTATTTTCAAAAATAATATCTCTTATTCTATGATGTTCAAGCATATTTTTTCCGCCACGAAGAACGCTCAATTCGTGTCCTTCAACATCGATCTTAAGTACGCCAATTGATTGGCCATATTGGAGGCACACCGAAGAAAGTGTGGAAGTTTTCACAATTATATCATCATACGCGTCAATACTGTGAGTAGAAATTTTTTCTAAAGTAGACACCCCGTGATTTCCTAAAAATTTCCCCCGTGGAATTCTTAGATGTGATTCTCCAGTTTTGTCGCTAATCGCTTCTCGGCGAGATACGATGATTTCACCGACAATCGGGTTATTCTCTATCCACGAATTAATGTTTTCCTCCAATCGTTTGAAAATAATTGGATGTGGTTCAAAAGCAATGATTCTTTTCGCCCCGGACACTAGAGCAGCTGACGCCATAAAACCGATATTGGCACCAACGTCGATGAAGATGTCGTCTCTGCACGTCAGTCGGAAAATGGCCTCAGTAACAGAAATATCGAACACTCCAGCATGAAATATTTTCCATCCAATCACCTCGTTGGTATCTACCTTGATAGGCAAACCCCATCTAAGATATACATCTTTTTCCCCTTTATGGCGACCCCAGTTGAAAACTTTGCGAAAAATAGCCAAAAAAGAAAACAAATACTCCGGCCTATTAAAAATTCCTAGAATGCTTTCCACTCAGACGTCCTCCCCTTTTGGATTAAAGAAAATAAAAGTATATAATACGAACATCAGAGCGTGTAAACAGAATTTCCATCGGAATCAAAGTTTAATTGCATGTGCATGATCCGGATGAGCTTACGACCGTCGAACAATATCCGATAATAACAGGGGGGCCAACCGACTTGGTGCACGATGCTTGACCAGCTGTAGTTGATCCAACGGTCGGTATTGTATTACTACCATCCGTGATTGTTCCCGTAAAAGTTGGAGAAGTAGATAAGACTACTTTTCCTGACCCAGTGTACCCCGTGGCGCTAGAAGGGATAACCTCATTGCTTCCAATATAGTATCCTCCACCGGTAACTTGCAGATTTGCCCCGATAACTAGGCTAGTATAGGAGGAATCTCCGCTAAACGATAAATTAAGATTGTTAGATGGGTTAGATCCAGATCCATGAGACGAAGACAGCGACCAGCTTGCCGAATTGCTAGCAGATCCGGTCCAATACGAACTTTGAATAATAAATGTATTGCTAGAATAATTGGTCGTAGAAGTGGCGCTTCCTAAAGACGGCAGATATGTTGTCCCTGGAAGAACAGTATCTCCATCGGCGCTTGATACGATGGGCGTGTAAAATGTTGCTATTCCGCTAACCTGGGGGAGAGTTAGACCAGACACCGAAGATCGGCCGAAATTAGATGTTACTAAATTATCCCAATACTCAATCGTAGGTACAGACGTACTGGAATAAACTCCACTAGTTGTAATTCCCGCAATTTGATTATCTTCAAACTCAAAACGCACGTCTCTGCTTGCCGTGTTAGATACTTCGAAGTCGATTCCATAAGGGGAAATTCCACCAGACCCAAAAACATATCCGGTGCTTTCGTTGCACTGATTATGCTTAAATGATCCCATCAGGCCCCACTCAGTAGTAGGAGTTTCATCAGTAACATATAGGCAGCGCTGAGTGCCTAAGAACATCTGGCCTCCTGCAAGAATGTCCCATGCGCTGTATGTACCAGAACCGCCAATAGATGTCGAGTTGATGACAAGAGATGTTCCGGAATAGCTAGAGACAGTTCCTTGCACCCAATTCGTTGGGGTAGAATCTCCAGAATATGATGCCCGGAATGTTTCTCCAGCGTAAAATCCAAGGCCAGAAGAAACAGTAAAATTCAAAGTCCCGGTTCCAATGGTTACGCTGCTGGATGACGTGCTAGTATCCCTAGCCAGCGGAGGACTGAATTCTAGATTGAATTGATTGTCGTGGATATCAAACTCGGCACGGGTCCAGTCGTAGCTGTTTGTAAGCTCAATTCCGTAGCCTATGAGCTCAAAATAGTTGTAGGAAATAGTGGCGGGTCCTACTCCTCCGGCATAAACTCCTACTGGAGCATTGAAAATTTGGTTGTTTGCTATACTGACATTTGTCCCTCTTAAGATTTTGACAGCTGCGGATAAAAAGTTAAAGATTAAATTGTCCTTAATAGATATTTGAATACCGCATTCCGCACAGACTATTCCATTCGATGCCCCGCCGCTGCCAGAACCGGAAGAATACCCATGCTCTCCAGAAATATAGTCATTAGTTATGTATATTGGGCCATCTACGGATCCAATATTTATAAGCGTCCCGCAGGTATTTGTCCCAAGTAAATCTCTTTTGCACTCAATTTCTAAACTATCGATTGTTACCGACTCTCCCGATGATCCGCCATCACTGATTTCTATCGCATTTCCACTCCCCGTATAGGCAAGAATAGAACCGGTGTTATCCGGCCTAGGCACTCCTCCCTGAATAAATATGCTGTTAATCCCAGAAGAGGCAACGTATAGAGTCGTTCCAAACACGCATGTATGTCCAGATGGGATAAGGACTGCTGACTGAGCATTGCTGGAATCCACAGTTTCAGCCGCATTGATTGATGCTTGCAATGCAACTGAGTCATCCGTCGATCCATCGCACTTTGCATTATATGGAGCAGACATTACGTTTATGACACTGTTTACGCTTCCGTTGAATGTTGGCGCGTTAAGACCTCCCGCCATGGTCTGCGTGTCGGTATCCGTTTTCGAAACGTACGTGCTAGGAAGCGCACCTCCGCAAGGAGTGGTCGGCAGCGCCGCAGTAATTTGGCTGCTGATGTCTTCAGTGCCACCGCCACCAGTTACTGCGACCGCCACGAAGAATCCACCTGAAGGCGATCCTGTGGGGCAAGAGAACGAGAACTGGAACGTCCACGTGCTCGGCGAAGGAATGATCTGCGCAGTGTCGGCGAGCAGCATAGTAGCGCTGCCGCTCGCGTCGAAAGTCCCGTTCACCGTCTGCTGAAACGTGCTCAGGCCACCGAGTAGCGCAAGTTGCGAAGAGCTAGACAGGTTCGTCCATGCAGCGCCATAAGCGCCATTGGCCAACGAAGGAACAGTAGCTGTCACTTTCACAAAACCGGCGGGAATTTGGGCAACAGAAAACGCGGCCGCCAAAACAAAGAATGCTACGATTTTTTCAATCCATTTCAAACGCATGGCCAAACTCCCTTTAATTGACAACCAAGTAACTTACACACAGCGGGTTGGCGACAATTGCTACATTGTTGCTGATGGTGAACGATGTTCCGGCCGTTCTAGCTGTCACGGCCAAACCACCGACCAAAGTGGCAATCGTGGAATTGCAGGTGACCCCCAACTTGGTACTGAGCGAGTCATCGACGAAAGCAAAAATCTGGCTATTTGCTGTTACCGCTGTCGTGTTAACTACGATCGAACTCGATACAGCATTGGTCGGGAGAGCTACACTTCCAGCAGCCGCTGACGCACAAACCGCAGGTGACGCTGAACTGGAACAGTTGGTAGCTGTGCCAAAAGTTGCAGGAGAACCACTGAGTGCGGAGTAAGGAATGGTTGTCGATGCTGTCACCGCACTGCTGCCGTTGCCGTAGAGATATCCAGTCAGAGCAGTAAAGATTGGCGCGTTGGTGACTGTCAGATTGGCCAAGGTGCCTACGCTGGTAAGCGAGGATGAGACGACATTGCTAGCCAACGTTGTCCCCGTCAGCGTTCCTGCTGCCGCCACCGCCGTTACTGTGCAAGTGCTACCAAGGGTGCAGGTCTGTCCATTCACCGTCGTAGCGCTGCTGGCAAGGTTAGCGTTGGCGATTGCCGTCCCATTCCACACACCAGTTGTAATCGTCCCTACGCTAGTCAAGGAGGATGTAACCACGTTCGAGGCTAGTGTCGTGCCCGTCAACGTACCGGCAGGAGCAATCACTGCATTGGTGCTTGCCGCTGTGATAAGTCCCTTGGCGTTGACGGTGAACGACGGGATTGCGGTCGAGGAACCAAAACTCCCAACGTTCGAATTTACCGTCGCCAGAGTTGTAGCTGCCGTGCCGCTTGTGGTCACGTCGCCGGTCAAATTTCCACTCGTGATCGATGTGGCGCCGCTGAAGAAAGCCAGATTGCCGGAGACGGGACTTCCTGTATCGGTGATGGTGCCAGAGCTGGTGCCGCACGCGCTAGTAGTCGTCGTCAACAAGCCACCGGTAGTGACCTGCACGCAGTTGCCAACTGTCAGGCCAGTAATTGTCATGGCGCTTGAGGTTGCGGCACCGAGGTTTGGCGTCGTAAATGTTGGCGAAATAACACGCGCCACATTTCCTGTTCCGCTTGTTGCCAACCATACAGGAGCCGCTCCTACTGTGCCCGTACCTGTCTGCGCCAACACGTCCAAAGTTGTGGTCGTGTTCGGTGCCAGGAACGCGGTCGTGCTCGCCGCGCTCTGGTACGGCAGCGATCCAAGCACGCCACCCGAGAGATTGGAAACGGGCGATGACGAACTTGCTGAACTCTGCCCCGTGATGGGATTGAACAGATACACTGCCGGAGCCGCTGCGCTCAATGCGGATGAGATGCTTCCCGCACCAGAAATCGTTACTCCGACGTTGAAGCACACTTGAGCGGTCACGGTAATCGGAAGCGTGAGCGAGGGCGCAACCGAACAAACATTGAATTCCCATTTCGTCCCCACGGGATAGAAATTCGCATTCGCATAGAGATTTGCCGTCAGCGCACCGGAAGCGCTGAGCGTTCCTGAAATCTGCGTTTGCGTGATCGTGGTCGGGCCAATGGTCGCTTGCTGCAATGCGTTGCCGCTGGCGTCCGCAAGCTGGATGTTATACGTGCCATTTGCGTACACAACACCATTCGCGCCGGTCACGGTCGCTGTGACGGCGACTGGGGATTGCGCCCACGTGGTCAGAGGGCACAACGCACAAGACAGAATCAGAAGCACTTTCATTAAGATTTTCATTGCTGACCTTCGTTTCCTTGTTGTTGTGCCGCAGACAATGCACGCGTTGTCCAGTAAGCTGCCGCCGGTCCTTGTGGCGATTCCGCAAGTTTGTTGATCGCGTATGCAAACCCACGTCCGGTCATAGCATTGACGAATGGACGCTGGCCCATGCGCCGGATAATTTCCACGACGGGACGGCCATAGAACACACCTTGGAGCAATGGCTTTGTCGGTGTGACCGAGGTTCTTTGTGCACGGTCGAGGATGTCGGCAACGTTGCGCATAGCCCGTGCCTGTTCTGGACCAAGAGCCGCAGTCAAGTCTCCCTTGCCCTCTGCCACGCGCATTCCACGACGGGTACGATCGAGCTTGTTCAGCGTCTCCACAAGCGATGCGCCCTGAATCTGCGTAGGTGCTTGCGCCATGCCGGGGGCCTGCGCCTCCATGGGCGTGCCCTTGGTCACCCGGTCCAATGCTTTAGTCACCTCATCCATCGCGTGATACTGCGTCCAAAGGTTATTCGCCTTCTTCCAGCTTCGATAAAGCTCTGGGTTCTTGCTCGCCCTCAAAGACGTTTCAAGACTATTGGTTAAATTTTCGGCCTCTTGACTAACCGCTGCCGCCTTGGCCGGATCTGTCGCAGCTAATGCGCGCGACTGACGCAACAGTTCGGAGCGAATCGCTTGCACCCCTTGGAACGGATGTACGGGATCGAGTTGGTCACCGATTGGCGCTCCACGATCTTGCGCTTTCCTCACAGCATCCTGCATGATCCGCGAGACTTTATCGAACGATTCAGGAACCCGGGTCAGCGAAGCATCTACCTGCTGGTAGAGAGGCTTTGCCTGCGAGCGCAAGTTCTGCGCCGCATCGTACGCCATTCCACCGGGCGTCTCTTGAGCCGACGGCCGCGCTATTCCCCCCGATTTTTGCAAACTGCTGCGCATAGCCTCGCGCGCGGATTCATGCTGCCGACGTCCGAATCTTTCAAGCAATTCCGATCCCTGCGGCGTGAACGGTGCCACCCTGCCACCGCCACCTGTACGTTTGTAGCGTTCAGTGACGTTTGCAACGCGCGACCCTTCCGGGGCAGCTTCCCCCGCAAGAACAGGGATTTTCGTTTCCCCGACAGGAATCTCTTTTGGGAAGTAGCGAGACACAGGACGGATAGCGGCTTTCGTTACCGCTCCTGTCACGGGCTTCAAACCCAATGCCAGCAAACTCGCATCAACCAATCCACGGCCCCACAACTCCGGGATATTTCCCGTATCCGCCGTGCGGTTCAAGCCTGCGGCAATTCCACCCATACCAACGGAAGGAAACGCACCAGCAGCCGCCGTGGTCGCACTGCGCGCACGTTCCAAGTTCCTCGCCAAAGGGTCGCGAATCTTTCCGGCACCCTTCCACTGCTGTCCTGCCTGCTTAAATGCTTCTTTGCGCGATTCAATTTCGCCTTTGCCTAAACGATAAATAATGAGCGAACCAAAATTTCCTCCATTTACTATTCTCTGCTCGGTCGGCGTTTCGGGTGCGCGGAACAGCGACAGAACGCCTTTGCCCGCACCGGCAATCTCGTTGCCTACACCGCCCCATAATCCTGTCTGTGGCTGTTGCGCTTGCGGTTGCTGCACCGGTGCCGGGGTCACTCCCGAGGAGGAACCGCCATACTTTCCCTTCCCAATTTGCAAAACGCGGTTTCTCTCCGTGAGTGGTAACCGGGCATAGGAAGGGTCAAGACGCGCCAGCACTTTCTGCTGCTCATTCGACGGCAACCCGTAAAACTTCGGGTCCTGAAGCGTCTGCGAAACAGTGGGGGTAGGCATTATTTCACCCCCTTCGACTGGAGATACTGTTCCGCTGTCGTCGGTGCGCCCTTTGTCCCGCGAGGAGTTGATTTATTACCACCCGATTGCGGCGCTCTCACCTTCATCGGATCAGCTTCATCCGCCATCTTGAACAGCCAATTTACGTAATTCTGATTGATCGTAGGATCAGCTCTTAATGCCGAAGCCATCGATCTCTCCATCAACGCAATTCTTTTGCGAAAATCAAAAGAATTCGAAGAATTAATCACAGGAGATTCTTGCAGCAGGGGGGCGATCGAAGCTTGCGCCGCCGATGCGCCAGTGATCGTGCGCAGCGTTGGAATTGCGCCTTTTAACTCTGCCAAGCGATCAACGAGTTCAAGCGCACGATCACCCCCGATTTTTTGAACTTGATCGCGAGTTTCTGTAACGTTGTTGCTCTGAGTTCCTTGCGCCCAATTGGTAATCCCAAATTTTGTACCAAGAGCTTCCTTGATGCCCGCAATTGCCACTGACGTGGGAGTTGGATTCATAGTGGCGGTAAGAGCCAAGTTGATCGCCCGACGGGTCTGTGGATTATCGAACAAATCCGCATAATTCCATAAAGGATCATTACCCATACCGACTACATTGTTCTGCAAAGACGCAATCGAGTCCGCACGCTTCCGAATGTCCTCGCGCATAGACGGGTAGCGTAAAACCTGCGGAGGAGTATATCCTCCCGCCGCAGTGGCCGTAGCTGGCGATCTGTGGACAGAAGGCGCAGCAGTAGCACCCATACCCGCACCAGCGATAGGACGAGCGCTAACGTGACCGCCTACACCCGTTCGCGCAGGGATGAGGTCGCTCGGATTCGCGTCCGACTGGTAATACACGCGCTGTTTTTCTGCCGGATTGGTTACGAGATGGTATCCCGGTTTCTTTGCAAAAATGCGCTGCAACCCAGGAGCAGCAGGAGTCAACTCTCCCGTGGATGGTGCAGGGGATGGTGCCGCCGATGCAGGAGCAGCGGACGGTTGTGCGACTCCGCCACCGGGCGCTGCGGAAGGCGTTCCCGGTGCCGGAAGCGGAGTCCCCACATCTGTAGGGCGCGACACCGAAATCGTGTCGATCCACATACCCGAACCCGGATCAAATCTACGGCTTGTCGTTTCGCGCGGAATATATCCACGCTGAGCCGCAGCAGGTTCGTAATATTTCACTGCACCGGTATCCAAATCGTATGTCGCCGTGGCCCATCCTGTGGATGAAATTGACTTGTCCACTGGCACCGGAGAACTAACTTTCATCCGTTCTCGCACCGGCGTAGGCATTTTCACGCCAAGCACCGAATATGCCATCTGCACCTGCTCTTCCGGCGTAGGATCGCGACCAGTAACTTCCTTGAATGTTGCGACTTCCTGCTTGGCTCTGCGACTCTGCTCCGCTTCAGGGCTTTCCCCACCTGGGACCGGCATGCGCACGATCTTACCTACAGGATCGAGGGCCAAAACACTGTACTGCTTTTGCGCAGCATCCCACTCCGGTTTGCCGAAGATGACGGGTTCATTTCCCTTGCGAATTCGCTGTTGCGCTTCTTGCGCTTGCACCGCAGCGGTATCGCGCTGACGCTGTAATTGTTCATCCTGAACCGCTCTTTGACGGCGCAATTCATCGGCCTGCGCAGCGGCAGGAGCGACTGGAGCCAAAACACTAAGCGCATTCAGAAATCCACCCATGATTAGCCACCGAATCCAGACGAATAATCGGGTTCTTCCGCTTGCAACGCAGGATTAATCTGTGTCGGCATCGATTGCGATTGCGAGTAATCCGTTTCCGTCGGATTGGTCAAGGTATCGGTCGGGACAGTTCCCGCTTGCAAAAGCTGATTGAATTGCTGTCCTGTCATCTGGTTGCCACTTCCACCCAGCTTGGACAGAAGGCTGCTCAATGAAGTAAGCGCGTTGGAACCCGCATTGCTACCGCTCACCGATTTGGACCCTAGCTGCAACGCTTCCAGAGCCGTCTTGTAGGCGTCCTGTTGCTCGCTCTGCACGTAGGGGGCAATCGCCTGTGCCTCGACCTCCTGGCTGATCTGCGGCGAGCTGGAGAGGCCACGGCTGGCGAGATACGACTGCGTATTGTTTCCCACAGCGCTCGTTAGGCCGGCAGTCAACGGCTTTTCGAACTGGGCAGCATAAGCAGCCAGCTTGGCGGGGTTGGAGGTAAGATCGCGAATTTTGTTTTCGTACTGCTGGTTTTCGTACTGGTTGTACATGTTGTAACCAGTCGAACCGATTTTCGCGGCGCCGAGGATGTCGCTAAGGGTGCCCCCTGTACTGCTTGCGCCGTTTGCACCCGCGCCGCCCAACTTGCCCAAATTAGACAACAAACTCGACATAATCATCTCCTATACAAATGGCGTGGCCAGTTCCATTCTTCCGGTAGCCGATTGAGCCTGGTTCGTGGATGTTCCCCCCGAAATGTTGCCACCATTTGCCGCATTGAGTTGCGCCAAAAGAGCGGTGAGGTCGTTGGAAGAAGTCGTTCCCGATGTACTCGTTCCGGAGGTGCCCAACGAGGTACTCGATGTTCCAGAAGTGCCTGTGCCCGTTCCGGTTGTGAGGACCGAAGTGTCCTTGTACCCGGGATACCCGGCCAATTGCGCGGCATAATCCTGGAAACCACTATCGGTTAAAGATCCACCTGTAGCAGCTTGGGTATTACCCTGCTGCCCAAGAACAGCTTCTTTTTCCGTAAGAGCTTTCTGGTTTGCCGTAGCCTGTTGCTCTGATCTCAACGTCGCGGCAGAATTGTCAGTCACCTTGTTGTAGATGCTGTTTCCCAGAGTCGCTCCCGTACCGGCCAAAGCAGCGATTGCTGCCCATCCAGCCAATCCAATTGCAGGCATGTTATTCCTTCCCGGCCAAAGGCATTACGGCCAAACTTCCACGGACAGGGAGAATCTTTCCTCCCAAGCGCAAAATGATTCGCGCGAACTTTGCTTCTTGTGGGTACTGATCTCCCAAAAGAGTTACCAGCGCCACACAACCCTTCCTCTTAGCATTTTCGAGTATTTTTGGCATAGCCTCAAGAAACCAATGCGGCGCTACTACTTTGGGCAAAGGATGCACTGCAATCACACGCCAAAGCATAAACCAACCATGCGCAAACGATCCCACAATAATTGCAAAAGGAAGGTCTGTACTGTCCGGCGTTACGACCCAGCACCATTCTGGGTCGATCATCGGGGTTCCGACGTCCAGGAGGGGGGCAGGAAGAAACTCGCCCGGTCGATAATTTCTAACTCTGACCATTATCCGATGATACGACGAGCGGAGCTAGATTTCGGCTCAATCATCCAGTCAATCGAGTCAATCACGCACTGCCCTGTTCCGCTGATGTCCAGATGACACATCTGCCCGTTCAACCACAGGCTAACTCTGACTTCGAACAGGTTGGAATTTGTTCCCTGCGAAATCACGTCGCCAATCAATGCTGCCTGCGTAGTTCCATCAACCGTCGGGACAATCTTCATCTTTTGTGCTTGAGAAATCGTGCCATGTCCGCGCAAAACCATCTCGCGATAGAAGATTCTTTGTGATCCACCCTCACCGAACACGTCCTGTGTCTGGAATGACCAAGCAATGACAGAACCATCGCCCCACGTCGTATCCCCAGTTTGCAGACGCTGCACAGTGCCGTCTGTCTTGCCAGCGAGAACGAGCGGACTTCCTTCGCCAATTCGTACCCGGTTCATCGCTGTGACGGTCCAAGGCAGATCGATTACGACCCACGACTTCATGATCAGGTCATAGCAGAAAATCCGCGTCAGATCACCATTGCCACCGGATAATGGTAGAGCACACATGTACATAGGAGGATTGGTAGACTGTGCGCTCTTCGACAAATAGACATACGTCATGTCGACCGCAACAATATCGCTGTCCTGTTCGATTCCCCCAAACAAATACGGACGAATTTCCTCGGATACAACGCGATCGCTCACACCGTCATACACAGAAAATCCGAGGTGAGAAAATCGTATGATACCGAACCCAGGAATAAACTGGATCGACCGAGCCGCCAAGCACCCCATATCGGTTTGCGCCGGCTGAATCTCGAAACTCGTCGACCCGAACACGCCAATGATCTGGTAAGTCAAATATTCCTTGAATACGGCCAAACTTCCGGTCGGGGAAATTCCAAGAGCGGCAATGGTGAATGACGCCATTCCGGTAAGCTGCGTTCCATCATCCTTGCCAATAAACGCGGTGTTGACAGGATTCCACTGATTGGGATTGTTCGATTCCGACATTTTGATGCACGTCGGTCCGTCGAGTTCATCGCTCGTTGTCTGTGGATAAGTATTTGCAAGCCACAATGAACCAGCATACGTGATACCGTGCGCTGCCCCGCGAGGAGCAACGTTCGTGTAGATTTCTCCCTCGCTCGTCCAGATTACTGAACCATCCGCCGTTTCCGCATTCTTCGTGTACGCCCACGTTGGTTCCGTTGTTCCAGCAGTGCCACCCTGCGTCGCCTCAAGCAAATATTTCGTTGTTCCATCCAGCACATAAATTTCATCGCCAGCAGTCCAGGTCACCGAAGCGGTCCACGCTGGATAAGCGGCCTCGTAGGTATTTTCAAGTGCCGTGATAGTCGTAGAAGAACCAGCACTCGGGTCGCAACTGTACGGGGTAAGACCATTGCCAAGCAGCAAAATCTCGTAACTTACAAACTGCAAAAGCTGCGGGATCGGGCAGGCTTGGCCAACAATGCCACCAGATGGCGAAAACGACTGGTAAGAGATAACGGACAGATAAATTCCAGAAATAGTTCCACTCGAAGTAACAGAGGCTCCATCGAGATCGCCTACTTCTGCATGCGACACAATTCTTACGTACAGGGTGTCGAGGTTCGTGAGAGAGCTTTCGTCCAAGGATACAGAAACAGTTTCATCCCACGTTACTTCGTCATTGGAATCCGAATTCTGCTCATAGAACACGTTCCATGTGCTTCCGCTATCATATGAGTATTCATATTCCACATACCCATTTCCAGTATCCCCGCTGTCATCAATGTATCCGCTCAAAGACACGACAAGCGTAAGCGATTCCCCGGAAGTCAAGACTTCACTAGAAAAGTCAGAAATCGTTGCCGTTTCATTAGTCGGGTCCTGATTATCTTGAGTCGCCACTACACTAGCGCTGATAGTCGTTGTGGTTGGGCTGTAAGTGGTTGTGGAACTTTTTACCGTTGAAAATGCAAAATTGGGATCACCCGGGGCTAAAGGCGCTGGCTGAGGAGATTGGGCGAGGAATGTCGCAGCGGAAATTTCGTTAAAAGTGACTGTTGTCGATGGTGGAGTGATCGTCCCGATAAAAAGTTGCAACAAATAGCTGGTATTCCCGGTAGGAAGACTGGTGGTTCCAGCGGTCAAAGTACCGGTATATACATAGGGACTTTCGGTGATGGTGGAAGACAGAAGAGTGCCTTCCGAAGAGCTTGCACTCGCCAAATAGTAGATGCTGTAAGACGTGGCATTATTGACAGGCGTCCACTGGAAAGTAACCGTGTTGAATGCTTGCAGGGTCCCCATTGCATAATAGGTCGGATTCGTGTGCTCTCCAGTTACCGCATCCCCATATGCAACAATGGCAAAATAATACGATCCAGCGGCATTCGACCCGCTAGAATCATGAGTGGGAATGGCCTCGAAAAAGTTAAGGGATGATCCACCTTCCTCGTCAATATCAGGAATAAGAACGTCTCCAGGGAAAGAAAGCACAACATAATTCGGATATTCGCCAGAAGAGTTCTTAGAAAAAGCATCGATAACGGCCATTTTGGTGTATGTGCTCGACACGGTACCGATCGATGCCGAACCATCGCACACCTGAAGCGATCCACGCTGCGTAAGGAGAAGGTTTGAAGCGCGCACAACGCTTCCCTGCTGCTCACTGAGAGAGCCGGTGGCGTTGTTGATACCCTTCGAAAATCTCTTTTGCGAAACAGTTTTCGATGCCATGGTTATTGCTCGTACATCACGTCAAGCAACTGCGTGCTGGTGCCGATGGTGTAATACTGTGCGATGTTGATCGACTCGACAGGACTTTCAATTTTGAGAATGCTGTTGGCTGCGCCCGATGCCGCCAACTGAATTCCCTTCGTGGTGGAAACTGTCGAATCCCCAACGTGCGCCACTGCCGCCGCGTTGTTTTGGACCACAAGGATGCGGCACATGATCGGCGTGGTGCTGAGTTGAACAGCGGCGCCGGTTTGCGTAACTTGGATCAGTTGCATTGTGACTCCTTAGCTTTCTTTGCTGATCTTGCTGATGCCATTCTGGCGTTACGTTGCTCTGGTGTCAACTTAGAAAGATATGCTTTCAACTTCTGCGATTGATGCTTGCGCCGTTCTGGAGACATCGGGCCAAACTTCTTGCCTTTGTTGGCCCCCGGCTTGCCGCGTCTTACAGCAGCCATTGCTTCTTTCTGCTCAGGCGACAAAGATGCGTAATATGCCCGTTGTTTTTCTGCCGCGTTCTTCCGATATTCTTCCGAACCATGGACCATGATTCCATTTTTCCTTCGCTCCTCCCGGCGCATCATAATTTCACGTTCGTGGTTTTTCCCCAATACCGGCAATCCTTTCGCCAATCGCCGTTCAGACCATGTGGCAATCCTTTTTGCAACCGTTTCCGGTGACTGCTTCAGACCAGTTAGCGACTTACTGATCTGCTCTCGCTGCTCCTGTGGGATAGGACGACCAAGAAATTTCTTGCGCATTTTTTCTCGGTAGGCATCCGTAATCACCCGGCCTTCTGTTCCTTCTCCGCCTTCTGTAAGATTGGTGAGATTGCAGCCCAAGTCCCGATAATGTTTGATCCAGAACTGCTCTCGTTTTGCCCAATTTTCTCCCGATGGAACATTTTCAACTACTTCCATGTCTGGCCAAAATCCATCTGCCAACAAACTCCGTTTCCAGTTATCGCATCTTGTTTTTCCAAGTTCCCGATGCGATTTTTTGCGAATCTTCAAATCAATCGTTTTTCCAACATACCGAATTTCATGCGTCACCGGATGCTTGAGGACGTAGATGTAAGTCAATTCCGAGGCTATCGGGCTTCCAGTTCCACGATTAACCCGTTTTCGGCAATTCCCGTTGAGGAGATTATTTCCCTCGCCGATCAGTTGAATTGCAAAAGCCCTAACCAACTCGCGACTGTCCGCTCTAGGACAATTTTCCCGAAGTGCTCGAATTGCCAGATCAAATCTCCGGTCTCCCAGTGACTGAATCCAGACCAGGACTGGATCGCGTCCCTTTTGTGCCCTCATCTGAGTTAGCCGATCACTCAGAGAAGACTCTGTATAACCCACAAACTTTGTTCCTTCTTCCGGAAAATCAATTGCGTAAATCGTTCCGTTTTTCATATTTCCATCATATAACAGAACCTGCAATCATAGACCCCAAAGATATGCAAAATAACGCAGTTGGCAATATGACACCCCCGAAGTACCCACCAGCGCCGCTCACAACCTCGACGCCAGAACCTTGCCCGGCCTGAACCTGTCTCGGGCCCATCACTTGGCGATTACCCTTGATCGTCGTGCACTTCGTCGTAAACTCTTGCAACAACTTCTGCGCGCCATCCAGATCCTGCTCAGCCTTCTTGAAGCGCGATTCCAGGTAGATACGCAACGCATCAATCCACGCTGGCGGCAACTGCAAAACGTTCGATGCCTGCCCCACCGTGTAATGCAAGGGATAGCGGATGCCGGACAAGTAAATGTTGAGTTCGGTGACTTGCGTTCCTGCCGGCCATGCTTGCGCGTACGTTCCACCCATGCCACGATTCAGCGGCGTCAGTTGGCTTCCCGTTCCCGTGCCGGAGTAAGAAACAATCTCGCATGCTGATAAATCGGCGGGGTAGGGACCAAGCAGCGCGAGACCGAATCCGAGCACAAATCCTGTTGCCCCCGGCGTGTAGGTCAGTGTGGTTGCGCTGGCGCTAATACCCGTGGTCAAGGTACCCACGCCGGAAGTTCTGTCGGCCTGTGGCCAAACTTCCACCTGCTGCACCTGGGAATCCTGGTTCATCACCATGACACCTACGATGCCAGTCACGTTGCTGTGGCGGAACACGTCGAATTTGTTGCCAAATCCGAACGGATATCCGTCATAGAAACCATTCGACATTTTGCGCCAGTTGCCGATCACTTCATATTGCGCCTGACCACCGGTGGAAGGAACGCCAGTTACATCGCGAATGCCATCGGTTAAAGCCGTGGCAGCGTCCAAGCCCTCATTGATCCAGCGATAGAGAGCAGCCGCACTAAGCGCGGTTCCATCCGTGTCTGGGAGCGCAGCAGAGCTTCGTGACGGGGGATACCCGGTCACCAACGTACTCGACAGCGAAAATGCGATGCTGAAGGCACCTATGCCGGTTGTAGGAGTATAGGAGTAGTACCGATCTTCCGCGCCACTGGCGACGATCGACACATAGACTTTGAGGCCGGTCGCTGCGAACGAGCAGTTACCGGTTACCGTGACAGTAGCTGCCAAGGTTCCAAGAACGCTGATTTCCGTGCAGGGAATCGATTCTCCCCATGGCGTAATCTGTGTGACCACGATATAGAAATCGGTCGTGCCAGAGGCAGACACAGTGGCGGCAACGTTCGTAGGCGCAGACAGGTACATCGGCGGATCGGTCGCCATCTCGCGCACACCCATGATCAGATCGCCAACATAACTCGTTTGCATCTCTACTGCGTTCCTTTCTGCGAAGACTTCCCGGTGTTGAGATAATCCTGCATCTGTTGCAATTCTTGGATTTGCTTCGGGGAATACATGGTACCCTTGGATTCTTCTTGCCCCTGTTTTCCGCCGCCCTCGTTAGCAATCCATCCCCGAATATATGCGTCGTAGGTAGGATTCCCTTCCGGCCCCTTCGACTTGTTAACGTCCTCCCACCAAGTATTGTGTTGCTGCTGTCTAGAAAGTTCTTGTGGAGTAAAACTTTGCATGAACTCGCTGCGGAGTTTGTTCCAGTAAGGGTCGGAAGCCATACCATGCATCAAATCTCCGTAGATGGCCTGTTGCAGATCGGACGGATTAGTCTCCAGTCTGGGGTCATAAACTTCGAGAACGTTCTTCCCCGGTGCGGGAGACGGGAAGTCCGCAGTACCTTTTTCGGTTGACGGCCAGAACTCTAACTCTCCTCTTTCCTCCTGGCCGCGTTGCGCTCTATCCCCGCTAGCCAAAACACCAAGAGTATTTTGCGCACTAAAATTCTTCGCCATTCCCGGATATTTTTTGAGAACTTGTTGCAAAACAGCAGTAATTGCCGGGTCACCAGCGACTGCCGGAGAGGCCGCAGTTTGTCGTGGATTTTGTGATTGCGGTCCACTAATCGTGCGCTGAAGTTCGGCAACGATATTCGGCATCTCGCTCCGTCTTTGACCCTACATAAAACTGCGGCTGGCTGGAGGGTCAATCCAACCAGCCGCATATTTGGCCGAAGGGAGGAAAAACAACTGCGGCCAGCGCGATTAAACCAACGAGACTTCAACATCAATCGGGAACGAAGTAGCCGTACCGCCAGCAGTCACAACAAAGTTCACTGCCGTGATACTTACGTCAGTCTTGAAAGAATCGGAGAAATCAAAATAACTTCCAGCAGCAGTCACAGACTGAGTTGCCACTGTCCATGTGTTCGTTCCATCAGTTACTTGGACTACGAATGCAAGAGTGGAAGTCACAGTAGCTGCAGAAACGCGGAGATGCCAAAAACCACTCGTAGGGGCAGGACCACCATTGGAATTAAACGCCGTTCCCCCCGTACTCGGCGTAGTTGACGTATTGGCAATAACCAGTGTCGCAGACCCAGCCGCGGTAAGCGTCTGGGTTGCGGCACCGTAGCAGGAAGGAGAACCGAATCCCGGCATCTCCTGCGAAATCGGATTTGCAAAAGGCAATGCCATTGTCTATTCTCCTTACACGATGCCGGTAAACGGCACGTTCATGCGCGGGCTGATGCACGACAGGTTCCAAGTCAGATACATCGTGCTGACCAGAACGCGCTGGTTGCTCGGCTTCAAGAACGGATCGACGTTGAAGTAATCCGCCTCATGGAACACCGGGAAGATATACTTCGAGTTCAGCAACATCGCCTGGTTCGCCGTCGAGTAGTAATCGGCCACCGTAATCGCGTTGTTGAACAGGAAGTGGTTGCGGAAGCCAACCTGAAGCGCTTCGTCGTCCTGCATACCCTGGCCGAAGCGGATGAGCGACACGTAGTTGTTCTTGAAAGCCGCATAACTGGTGCGGTTCATCACGAACAAATCCGGCTCATCGTATCCCCACGTAACCGACTGATAGCCGGGTTCCGCGATGGAAGGCGAAAGGGCAGCAGCGCCACCAGGAACGGCTGTCGCAGCCAACCAGAAGGCATTGGCAGCGGTAGCGCGGTTGATGCCTGCAATCGTGTTGGTCGTCGAAACAACCCACGAATTCAGATCGTCAACATCGAGCGTGGTGTTCTGCGGACTGGTGTGCCAGAGTGCGCGCGATAGCTTCTGGAGGAAGCTGCCCGAGGCCGTCTGGAACTTGGTCTTGATAATATCCAAGTTACCGGCGCCACCGCGATTCAGGATGATATCTGTGATCGGGATGACGATCGGCTGGCGGTACGGCTTCCACTGTTGGTTCGCCGGCTGCACGGAATCGACCACGGAAGTATCGAGCAACTGGTCGCCATAGTAAGCGCCACCGGGCAGCTCTTCCTGATAGATTTCGGGGAAAATCAGTTCGCCTGCGCCAAACTTCTTGCCTTCCTTCGTCAACGCCCAGAACACCGGAGACGGCTTGAACACGTTGTCGCCCAAGACCGGCACGATGTACTTCTGGGAAATCGAATTGACGGTATTGGAAAGCTGAACCGGGGGTGAAGCTAATCCGAGTCCAACTACGCTATTCGCCATCTCACTATACCTCTCACTGCGCGTTAAATGTTGACGTTGTAGGACGGCTTACTGAACCATCCCAAAAGATGCTGTTTTAAATGCGGATTCGAGCAAAGCATCATCATTCGATGCTTCCGCAAGGGCTTGGTCAAAACTCTTTGCCACTTCGCGCGTCTTCCCGTCCTTCGTGGTGACCTTTTCAAACGGTTGGAAATCGGTCTTCGGCTGGTGACTCTGCGGACCGGAAACGCGGGGGCGAGCGGCAGTTGCCATACGCGCCTTGTTTTCGATCGCTTCCTGCGCCGATTCCTTCAGCGATGCGCGTTCAACCTTTTTGCGGTCTTCCCACGTCATCCGGTCAATGGCTTCGTTGAGATCAAGACGACCCCACTTATCCTTGAAGCCATGCTTGTCGGCAAAATCGTAGGCAGTTTGGTAATCTACCTTTACACCAGTAGGAAGGCCCTTCGTCGCGCGTTCAAATTCGTTCTGATAGCGCTCTTCAAGGTTGGCACTCACCGCAGTCTGAACTACGCCAACAATCGTCTTCAGCGTCGATCCAAAATCGTTTTTCATCGCCTCAATGGCATGATCGCGTTTTGCCATCTCTGTCTTGAATTCCTTCACAACCGGTCCAAGCAAGGGATCGTTCGGATCAAGACCGAGTTCTGACGCGGCGTAAGTGCGCACTTCAGCATCTGTCTTCGGCTGCACGACCGGAGCAACCACTTGACCGTTTTCGGTGAGCAAACCGGCCTGCTGAAATTCCTGCACCTTGCGCGCAACCGCCAGTTCGGCCTGTTCGACCAAAGTCTGGCGCTGCGTCAAAGAAGCACGATCTTCCGCCGAGAGCGCACGCATTTCGCCAATTGTGGCGGTGGTGCCATCCGGCAGCGTAAGAACAATGTCGTCGCCATACTTCGCGCTGTTGATAACGTCTTTGAGAGCCATTTATTGAGCCCCTCCTCCAGAGGCAAAGTCTTGCAGACCCATGCCACCCATACCCTGGCCTTGCGGATTGGGGATAGCGGCATTGTTGGCAATCGGTGGCTGAACTGTCTGCTCTGTTGCAGTAGCTTGTTCCGCTTCCTTGATTGCGTTGTCGATATACTTTTGCGCTTGAGCTATATTGCGAGCTACCCCAGGCATCTGGAATGCTGCGCGGACATAGGCGGGAACGATGATCGACTTGACCTGTTGAAGAAGTTTAAGCATGGCCCCTGGATCAGCACCCTGTAGTTCGGAAAGCTGACGAGCGACCTGATCCCCGGCCTGTCCACCTTGACCACCTTGCTGCGAGTTCATTGCAGCAGGGGCACCGGCACCGAGAGGAGAGGCACCACCAGGCGTACCACCGGGCGCAGCCCCCCCAGCGAGCTTTGCAACAAGCTGACGAGCCATCACCGCAGGTAAACTGGAAGTTGCCATATGTCTCCTACCACCGTTTCGTGCGTCGAGGTGCAGAGGGAAGGAATTGACGCTTTACGCCGCTGCGATGAATAAATGGCTTCTTGGTCGCTCTGCTCTTCATTAGCGGCCCCCTGCCTTCTTCGAGTCACCCGGAATGAAACCAAGCGGGTCACCGGGACGAGCGATGGGGTTGTTGTAGACCTCGGGACCGGGCTCGTTCGAAGGACGGCCAACAGTCAGCGGGCTCTTCAAAATGTCGCTATCGAAGGTATTGCCAAAAGAACCGATTTTCGTAGACTTTGCCATACCACCCTCCTTAGGGTGAGGGGCCGGATGCAAGCAACCAGCCCCTGTTAAAAATTTGCCGATTACCGACGGCGAGAAACACGACGACGAGCGATGCGATGTCCGCCACGATGTGCCAAGTGTCTACCTCCTTCGCTTATTCGTGGAGAGCGGCGCGAAGGCCAGCTACAAACTCTCCAGCTATCCAACCTCGCTTATGCGCGTTTTCTACCACGCTTGGCGATTTTGGCTCTCATGGTTCGCAGGAATGCCTTTGGCTTTCCGTAGTCCTTCACGATTTTTGACTTCGTTCCAGTCATAAGCCACCTGCTTCACACACGGACGTTAAATTACCGGCGCGCCAAGTCTTTCTTCGCAATCGCGGCGCGTTTCGCAGTGCGAGCACGACTTTTCTTAGAGCTACGAGCCATGGTCACTCCTTCCAGCAGTCCGAAACTGCTTGTCTATATCAACGCTAGTACGAAATAAGCTATATGGGAATGGGGTACTTGCGGCGCTACTACCTGCACAAGCTACACGGGGCATAAATGAAGTGCCGATGGTTGTTGCGACCTCGCGAAACGCAGAATATAGGTATGCCAAATTCCACCAACGTTCCGTTGTGCGCCCATTCTTGTACTGTTCGTTCGGGACGGCCCACTAAGCGGGCAAACTCACGCGTTGTTAACCATTGGCTATTCCAGATCATTTTTTCCCTCCCTTTACGCGCCCAAGAGCCTGTAACTCAAGATTGTGCCTCTGCTCCTCGGCAATTTCTTCCGCGCCTGGATAACCAAGCGTGCGCAGACCACGTTCAGTAGCAACAATGCCTGTCTTCATCAAGTCAGGAGTCATCTTGCGAACAACCGCATTACTAAGAGGACGAATCGAAGCCTCATCGAGCATCACGTCGTATTGATCTGGGCGAATAAGTCCTTGCCACTCGGCCATCTCGACGCCATCATTCCCGCGCAAAGGCATGTTCTGGCGACCCATGTAGCGGCCCATCGTGTAGAACATGAACTCGCCCAACATCTGCAACGTTCCGGCCATCAATCGACCGGATAACTGCAAAAGTCCAGAAGACTGCAAAACAGAAGCGTCGTAAAGATCCGTGGAGATGTTTCCGGCACCGGGGTTCCCTTGGCGGGCTTCGCCAAATCCAAGAACTTGATTTTGAAGTTGAAGAAGTTTTTCAGGAACCTGCATTGCGCTTGCAGAAAGAGCATTTGGCGCTACACACGTCGGAGCCTGGCTTCCCTGGTTGATCATGACAACTTCACCGGGCAAACCGCCGAAAGCTTCTGGATCAATACCAGTATTTTGGGGAATGAACCATACGCCATTATTCAGTCGGATGCAGTTTTCAAACGCTTGCGTATACAACCGTTGCGCCAAAAGCTGCATGTCAACCGTCATGGAAGTAACAGGCGTGCCCCATCCGCCATGGAGCGCTGGGAGCGCCCACACGGGGAAGATAGGGAAATGCGGTGCCATGATGTCGGAACGGCGCGGATAGGGGTTCGGGCCATCGCTCAGAATGACACCCTCGCACTCCACCAACCAGCGTCCGTTGGGGTACTTCAGGATCATCTCAGGATCGATCAATTCCGCTTCAAGGGGCTTATCCGCATTGTCGACCATCTCACGCGTGTAATCTTTGCAAAAGACGTGACGCACCAAAACGCTGGTATCTTGCGAATAGCGCTTTGTCCCACCAGAGAACGGCATTCCAGGAATCGAAGCCATCGGACCGGACGGCATCTGCATTCCATAGCCAGAATCTCCTGCGATAGGGGAAGCTGGAGAACCGCCATTACGTGGCCTCACGTGTTTGCTGGTTACCGGCCACCGCAAGCGAACGTCGTCGATGTTCATCCACGTGCCGTAATATGCGTAGGAAGGGTCCCAGGTGTAATCGGTCGCTGGGTCGAAGCCAACCAGACGTGGGTCAATCGACTTTACCCACATACCCCCCTTGCCGTTCCGTAGATCGGGATCAAAACCGGCTACCAAGAATCCCGTACCGCAATAGCGCGCTGTCAGAGAGGCCATCAGGGTATGCTGGTTTACCTTGCTCGAATACCATTGCGCCTGCAACGCTTTTTCGCGCTCTTTATCACGGGCACGATTATCCGAAAAAATGTAGATTTGGGGAACTGTATCGGAGATTTGGTTTGCTTCTTCGAGCATGATCCGTTGAAGCATAGGGATGCGGATCATGGGGCGGAAACTGGGCGATGGACTTCCCTGATCCTTCATGCAGTAAAGCTCTTCAGCATCCTTGAATGCTTTCTCGCCGATCTTGTCTTTACGGTATTCTTCAGACGCACGAACCCACTCTTCAATGTGGCGAGCGCGAGGGTCGCGGTATTCGTCCGGGTCCGATTTGCGGCGAGTAGAAATCGTATAAACGTTGGCCAAAAGTTATCTCCGACGACTTGTTCTCTTTTTGCGCGATCTGCCCGCTTTGCGATAAGAGGCGGCGATAGCTTGATCCTGAGGATGGCCGGATTCAACCATCTCGCGGATGTTCTCACTCACAACTTTGTTCGACTTCCCATGGTGGAGAGGCATGATTACCCCCGTCGCCGCGCACGCTTAAAGGTGCTGCGTTTCGCGCTTACCACGGTTCCTTTTCCAGATCGGCCACCGGGGGTTTTCCCATGGCGGCGGTAATTCTTCCGCTCGGTAGAAAATTTGTCGTGCTCCATCTCATCGGAACCAGATTTTTCGTCGGGCGGAGCGGTCACTTGATATTTTGCACGGTCCATGAGTACACTCCTTTTCTTGAGCGTAGCACCATGCTTTTTGATTACTTCTTAGTAGTTGCGGCGCTACTACTTTCGATCTCCTTCATGGGAACCGTGAGCCATTCCGCAAGTAATTGTGCTTGCGATTTTCCTTGATCGCTGGTGTTATCGCGCATGTACTGTTCAAGATCGGTGACAATAGACGTTAATTCCTTGAGAGAAATAGCCTCACCCATGACCAACTCTTCCGAGTGGGCCATCAGATCACGTTGGTATTGTTCGTAGGCACTCGCCTTAGACTTCTCCCGGTTGCGGTTGAAGGTGGCACCGATCTCGTGGAACATCTCGCGAGCGTGCTGTCTGTCTTCTTCGCTTGCTCTACTGCGTTGGTCGGCGATTCCCCCGCGAATTTTCCCGTTTTCTGCGCTTCCAGGCGAGGAGAGTTTTTTAGAGGAACGCCCGGCGGTCTCGATTGAGATCGGAACGGAAGCACTCCGGCCTGGAGTTTGTTTTGCATTTCCTCTGCGTTTCTTTGGAGTTGCCTCTCCGACATCCTCTGCGATTCCAGTTCGACGATCCTTGAGTCCGTCAGAATCACCCGCGATGCGGAAGAGTTTTGTGCCGGCGCTGGCGTCGAGGGAATGCCGAGCCCCAGTGTCGCGAGACATTCGCGCATCGCCGCCAACTCGGTGGAGTCGAATTCCAGTATCAGGTTGCTGTTTTCCTGTCGTATCTTCATCCATACCCTCTCCTAAATTCCGGCCAAACGTTGCGGCATTTTTTTGTGTTTGTTGTAGCGTTCCAACATTTTCAGATGGTCATTCGAGTTTTGAATAATTCCGCCAAATGCTGTGACCAAGCCATCCTTGGTCCATTCCGGCATGTTGAAGCGCTCTCCAGGAGTGCGTATTGCTTCCAGATCGTCCTTGGAGAGCAACAGGTTTTTCATTGGATGAACTTTGCACACATGGGGGTGATACTGCTCCTTGGCAATCCATCCCAGGAACGCGGCCATTAAAACATCGTCATGGCCAACTCGAACTGTCCATCGAAAATTCATTTCGAGTTTGGCGGCAAGCATCTGGTCGACCAGAATCCTGTCCTTCGGAGTCACTTCTTTTCTGTGCAATGCAGATCGAAAGAAGTTGAAGCACATGCGTCGGTAGCGATCGGACATTTCAAATCCGTACGCCACACCCTGCTTCGAAACGTTCACGCGATCATCGCGGCCCTTCCAGATGTACTGGCTCGGGTAGTGCAGACGGTCGCGCAGCTCCTTCATCACGCTGGCGCCAAGGCCATTCAACTCTACGTTCAGAAGTGCGCTGTTGAAGTAATAACCAATGGCAGCGGCAATCTCTGATAACTCGTCAGGAGACACGCGGTCCATGAATCTTGCCGCAGCGTGACCCGTTTCAGCATTCCACACAAAAACAGCCGCATAATCGCCAGCGGTTCGGTTTGCTTCCTCACCACGTGCACTATCCACCCCGGCGAAGTAATGGTGCCCAGGCTGTGGGGTTTCCCACACGCATAGAGGGCCTTCCCAATCTTTTTGCAAATCTGCGTGCTTTTTGTCCTCCGTCAAAACACAACGACCAATGAACGGTGGTTCTTCGACGCTTTGTTCCGCGAACTGCTGTTCCTCGGTTGTAAAAGCGGGGTTGCCAGTAGCAACAAAGGCTTCACTTGGAGTTGCTGGATATTCGGCGCGCCATGCATCAAGCATACCTTCGCACTTTGTTGCCAAGGTTTCTCGATACCAAGCAATGCGATCCTTGCCGATTTTTATCTTTTTCCCAGTCTTCCAGTGCTTGATGTCGTTCATCAAGTAGCGCTCATACTCGTCGCGTGGCGCATCCTTGGCAAGCGACGGATCCATCACGTAGGCAGGATCGTCGTACCACGGCAGGAAGATGGGAAGAAATTCGTTGTCCCCTGCAACTGCTGCATTCCAGTATTGGTAATAGGATTCTCCTGGACCCTCCATACCATTTGCGGTGGTTTCGATAAAGCATTGGTTGTTGGGATCGATTGAAAGCGTGTTCATCAGCGTGGTGAACACGCCTTCATAGGGATAGAATGCCGCTTCCGTCAAATGGAGGGATGAGAAAGTAAGTCCGCGCGCTGCATGGATCGTTGCAGCCGTGTAGTGTTTGAAGGTGGATGGACGCCCTCTATCATGCGGATAAATGAGTTCGCTTCGAGTCGGCTTGGTAATTGATCTTCCATAAACGGGCGAAAGATCACCGAAAAAATCGCAGGCCATGTCGAAGTTATTCTTGGCGATTTCACGGTTCTGGGCAACGGCGCCGGCCTTCGCGGCCGGATAAGCAACACAATGCGTATGGCCAAGAGCAGTGGCCAGCGTCGAGAGTCCGACACGGCGTGCTTTCAAAAAAATGATATAGAGACGGCGTTTGCGGGCAAGATGCTCCTTCGCCTGCTCGATGACTTCCAACTGCTGCTGACGCAGCTTGAATGGAACCATCACGCCGGCGTCGCGATCGCGGATGCTCAGACGTTCGAAGAACTTGACGGCATGATCTAAATTAATGGACATAATCGCCTTTTAGCGAACATCGCCCATCTCTGTGCCATCAGCAGCAACCGGAGATGCGCCTGCGGGCATCAACATCTTTCTGTTGTAATCGCGGAGGCAAAACACATCGCAGAAGCGAAAGGGGACCAGAATTCCAGTATCAGGGTCACGGCGCACACCCTGCTGAATCCACAATCCATCCTTGCGCTTCGATGGGCCGCCGCAGGTTGAGCAGGTTTCCTTGGAAGCTTCTTCGCCGATACGCTGGTTCAGAACCTCCGCTGCAAGTTCGATGTTCTTGCGCGCACTTGCAAGCTGGCTCATGCCTTCTGCCAAGGGAAGCTCGCGGAAGAATTCACGGATCTCGATTTCCTTTGCCTCGCGTAAAAGCCACGATGTTCGCACAGCTTCAACCTGGCGCTTGTACGGTTGTCCCTTGGAGTTACTCAAAACTTCCACGGCCAATTCCTCCGGGTGATCTTGCAGTTCACGTGCGCGACGCTTGACGGTAAGTTCTGCCATGATTCCTCCCTAAAACCCTTGTTGCTGCCGCTGTTGAACTTCGTCTTCGGAGAGCGGCGAGCGCGCGTCCCCGTACAGGTGAATCATCAGTTCGCTTGCCTGCGCAAGACGAGAAAAGTATTCCTGATCGGTGGGGTACTGCTCACGGCTGGCAATATGGTCATCCATCATCGGAGCAAGGACACCATCGACAGCCATCTGGATTTGCAAATTGCCCTCACCAAGATCGTGGTAAGTCACCAGTTCGTACTTGCCATCCTTCGAGCGCCGGTGGCCGACATCCCACTCCATGCGCACCTTAGGCGGCGTGCGCATCTGCGGACGACGAATCTCTGGCGGCTTTGTCATCAAGCGGCCCTGCGCCTTCAATTGCTGGCGCACCAAACGCTTGTACGCTTGGGTGGTAACAATCTGCACAGAAAGCTTCCGGTTCACGTCCTTGCATGCCTGGCAAGCGAAGACAAGGGCATTGTCCTTCTCTTCGAGAAAGATCATTTGCTTCGGCATCCCGGCAGGATGTTGCGGATTTCGGCATTCAGGTAATTTCATCATCGGATCGACCAACTGTTCTGTTTCGGCGCTGTCCGCCAAACCTTGTCTGGAAGAATGCCATGCTCTTCCCTGAATTTCATAATGAGCATGTGGATGGTGTAATATGGCCTTTCTGCATGAGTCCGCCGATACTCATCCCAAACCCAATTCCGGCACTTGTCGCACAGGTACCGAATCTTTCCTCTACGCGTCAGAGGGGATGTCAGCAATGACTGGCAGCGCACACACCGACCGCCATACGCTTCCGCCTTTTTCAACTTCGCCTTGCGAGCATCTATCTTGGCGTCCTTCTTGCGCCTTTCGCAATTGCACTTTTTGCAAATTGTCATAGTGGAAGATCGTGGCTCGACTTTGCACTGTGTGCACAATCCAAGGATTTGCAGACGCCGCTTTTCGTCGATCGATCGCGCGCGCTCCTCCGGGGACATCATGCGAAGTTGTCGCGCCCGTTCTACAAGCTTTGGAGTTGGCCATCCCACGGTTACCTGGCCTTCGCGTGGAGAGAATCAGTATTCACCCGATGTGATTGGCCCCCACGCCCCCACGCCTGCATCACGCCCTTACCTTTGCAGACGGGGCAGGGGCCGCTGAAGCCGCCATCGTTGACAATCTGGCCAGACCCTTCGCATCGACCGCACTGAGCGACGTTGGTTTGCAAATCGCGCGGTTCACGCTTGCGCGGGGTAGGTGTCTCTTCCTCCACCTGCTCCGGTTCTGCGGGAGCAACCTTCTCCTGATTGAACTGTTCCTGGCGCGCGAGTTCTGCAGCATCCGCAGCTTCCTGCCGCAAGACCGCAGCGTACTCTTCCTCTACCAACTCGGGAGCCGGCGGCGCCGCGTTGTCCTGGAAGATTCGTTGGTGCGCGGGAATTGGTTTATCGGGGGATAAATCTGGTGATGGAACTTCTTCTTTGGCTTGCGTAGGAAGATTTTTAGCAGGAATCGAAGCAGGAACATTCCCTTTCTGTACTGTGTTCTTGAAGACCTTTACTCCGGTTTCGTCGACAAACGTCACGCGTGGGGCGTTCGGAATTTGGGCAAGGATGACCGCACCCAGCCGCTTGCCGATCGCCGTCGACGCTTGGATCACATACTCGCCGCCGTCTTCGATGACGGTGAGAACAGGGGAAACTTTCTGGATTTCACTCATGGCGCTTGATGTACTCCTGTACGGCGTGATCGACTTCCGCCTCGTCGTTTGGATCGAAGACATTGAAATCGGGGTAGGGGACTTCCTTGCCACCAAAGGACACATGCTCGGCACGCTCTAACCCCTTAGCGTCGCGGCCCAAGTCGTCGACCTCTTTCGTCAGCGGGATACCATCCTCTGCGACTTCGAGCATTTCGAACGGTGCCTGGTTCGAGCCCCAGAATTCGTCCATGACGGAGGAATCGGGCTGTCTGCGATGGCCTACCGCTTGGCAGTGATATTCCCCGTCATCGCCCAAGTACATCCAACGACCCTCGACAAATTCCGGCACGGGGATTCCTTCACGGCGGCGAAGATTCGACAATGCTCTCTTGCGATACTCCTGCCGCAACCCGATGAAGTCTCCCGCATCCGCGCGCCGCACCGGACCCGCCAAAGGGTTGATCGGATCAAAGTTTCCCATTGATGACCTCATGCGCTTCACCCGGAACTTTCGCCGGTGGATCGATCTCTGAAAGCGGGGGATAGGAGAACCACTTGCCGGCCTGCGGGCAGACCCTGAATTTATCCACCAGCGTCGTTTTTGTGTTGGTCGGTAACTCTTCCGCCGTGGGATGGTAAAACGCAAAAACGCCGTTCACCGTTTTCTTCGCCGGAAGCATGTAGTCGCATTCTTGGCAGATAGCGTGCGGAAACCAGGGATACATCATTGCTTTTCCTCCCCATTTGCCTCAAGCACCACGCCGTCCAGATTCTGGATAAAGTTCTTCAGCTCGTCGCGGAACCAGTTCGCCACGTCGGGATTGCGGCACACGACAGTCGCATTCTCGCCGAGCATCCACCAGTACCGAGGTGTGGGCTTCGCAGTCGTGCCGGGGCCGTACGCGCCGATGTTGACGCGCATGCGCACTTCGCCAAACCGCGCCTGGCAGGCATCCAGCACCTTGCGATTGTCCGGCTCATCCTGCATGGGATCGGCAGAACTTACCACCGCTCGAATGCTTTCGTCCGCCTTCCACGTCAACTTCTTCATCGCTACCTGACCTTCTGCCCAACAAACTTCGTCTTGATCTGGTGGTGAAAGGCGCTACCCACGCTCTCTGCATTCAAGACGCTGTCCAGAGTGCTCTTCGGAACGCCAAAATACTGACTCGCACTGCCATTTGGGAACTCGGCCTGGACCGTGCCGCTTTCAGGGTCATAGGCCAGCGAATTCAACATGCTGCTTCTAACTGGATACATCTGCAATTTCGCCATCTTCAACCTCGCTCTGTACCTTCACGCCGATCTTTTGCAGCCAATCGCGATCTTCCGTAGTCAGCCGCAACGCACCGTTCCCCGAGGAGGGCACAGGCAGCTTCGATTTCTCGCGAGCGCATGTTTCGCGCCAGCGCATCCATTCCGCGTACATTTCGAGCGGATTTATACCCATTGCACCCTCCTTTCTTCGTAGTCATTTTTCCCCCGTTGATCGCGGTGTCGATGGCAGCGGTGCGTAACCCATCATGCGTCGCAGCTCCGTCAAACGTTCGGGCAAATCGTCCCAGTATCCTGTCGCAACCGCGTGCACCAAAATCCGCATCGCCTCCGTCTGACATTGCTCTGGTCCGAAATATGCGTAACGATTGCGGAAAATGGTCATGCTGCCTCTTTGAATCCCCGACTTTGTTTCATGAAGGACCGTTCTGCCGTAACCTCGTCTGCGGATCTCCCGCAGCACCATACGCCGGGAAACTTGTTATGCCGCGTCCTTTGGCGATGCTGTGTCCTTCGCGGCACTGAACGCTTTAGCTCCTTCTGCCGTTTTCATATCAATAACTTCAAGAGCAGCGCGCTTTGCCTGTTCAATACGCTGCCGCGATTCCAGAGTTTCTGCTTCGGTCATGCCCTCCGGCCGATTCCCAAACGATTCCACCTTGCCGGAACCATTGCAGGTGCCGCACGTGGTCTTGCCCTCGGTTTTTCCATCCCCAAGCAAAACCGTCTGCGAACCGCTTCCACCGCAACGAATGCACGGCTGCATCTTGACATCGCGCGCCTGAACAGTCTTTGAAGCGAAGAAGTTCGCTCCGCCAATGGAAGCTGAATCAGACTTTTTTCCTACCGGATCAGGTTCGGTATGATTCCCGATAAGTTTTTCAATTGCGCCCAAAATAGCGGCACTGGATGTCGAAGGATAATTAATCGCGCTATTTAAGTACGCGATCGCAGCGTGAATGCGAGAATTTTCAATCTTCAATTCATGATCGGAACGCGTCGCTTGGCGGATAAAATCGTGGAGTTCATCTGCCTTTTTTGCGGTAAAGAAAAGTCTGCCAATCTTCTGCGATACCTCCGAAGGCATTTTCTCTTCCACCACCGGAAACGTCTTTACAAACGGCATCGGCGTCGGACCTTGCGGAATGTGATTTTCCCGCATGAGCCCGCGTGTAATCGATGTACTCGAAAATGGATCTTCATACGGCACTGCCACCAGATCAACACCCAGTGACGCTAGCTGATCCGTCATGGATTCCACCACGCCTGAATCAACCGAATCCTTCACGTACGACAACACTAAAATCTGATTCGCCATTTTTCTCTCCTCGCGCTTGCGCCATTTAAGTGTCCGCAATCGCAAAAGTCGAACTTGAACTAAAACGTCTAAGTTATACAAACCATTCGCTTTACTCAAATTCGTAGATTTACTCTACATCACTTTTTGCAAACGTCAACCCCAAATTGCACGATTTGTGCGCGTAATCTCTATCCCACACATTTTCCTTGCGTTACACCTGCCACCTTGCTCACATTTCTCCTGCGACTTTTTAGCAAACTGCATTTTTCGTCTGCGGATTATACGTGGGCTAGGCTGACGCAATCGCGTAGCCGCCACCGCGAGCGGGGGGCTCGGGCAACCGGGACTGGTACCATACAGGGGGTCTGAGGGATTGGTAGAACCGCGAACCGGCAGCGCAGAACCGTACATCCGAGAATATACACTTCTCGGAAGTTACTCTAGAAAACAGGCAAATCGCATTGACTAGGTGCTCCGGTGCGTGCCCAAATGCAGTAGCGCCGCAACGACCGAGCGCGGAAAATCCAGACTGGCGATACCATGGATATGCAACAGATCGTCATCCGAATCCTTTTGAGAGAATTTTGGCAGGCGTCCACAGCCGCGAGGCTGATTCCATTAGAGATAGGGAGCGTGGGAGGCTGATTCCGAGCCGCCACAGACCACGCGGACCAGCCGGACGGGGCAGACACAGCCCACGCATACGATGCCGATCTGGTGATAATTCAGCGAAAACTCAAAAGGACGAAGTGTGCCTTTTACCTATATACAGCAGTTTAAAGCACTTACGTCCTTTCCTCGAAGCCGGACAAGCCACCCGAAGAAGAAGGATAAAAGAAAAGCCGTTACCGCTCAACCTTCATCCGCATCCTTATCGGCATCAGCATCCGAATTCGCATCTAAATCATCGTTCTTATCCGCATTTGCTTCTGCATCCGTCTGTAAATCCGCAATTGTATTCATCCGCATCCAAGCAGAAGAAGGTTCATAAAAAGATTGTGCATGACCGTTCACATGTGGTAGAAGTAGTTCATCTATGACTTTCGTGTTCGTTTGCGCATGAAGGAGGAAGCATGATCGAGATTGTGTGCGGCGTGGTTCTCGCCGTTTGGGCAGTGGAAGTGGTGATGCTTGTGGGCGGGATTGTCTGCGATGCGTTGGGAGTCGTTTGGGAAGGATTGACGGGGGAGAGAGAACCTGTAATCGAGCCGTTGCAGCCTGTCTGCCACTGGTACGAATGGGACCCCAAGGAGCGTGCGCTGGCGCTCAATGTGTGGCGGTGGTTGACAGGCGCAAAGCGCCTACGTGTCGCTGCAACTGAGAGGTTTGATCGATGACAGACATTGCAGCGTTGTTGCTTGTGATTATCGTCCTGATGGCTGTGGAGTCGGCAAGCGTCTGACTTATGCGAGGTTGATCCAATGAAGCCTCCAAAGATACTCGACAAGATCGTCGATGTTGTCCTCAAATACAGGCCCGAAGCGAAGCAAAAACCACCCCGTCAGCGGAAGATTTCCACAAAGAGGCTAAGTGATGCGGAATCAAAGAAACGGGAGTCAAGTACGTAAATCCCAATAAATAACCCCGACCGGATGGGAGGCATGGCCTGAACTCCCATTTGCAAAATATTATTTTCACAAATAGATTCAACCACTTACACTATATTCGTGACGGCAGTCACAAGTAATGCGTATATTCCCTTGACTTCCATTCCCGATTGTCCTACTATCAGTACATCGATGGGGGGAAACACAATGCTGGTATCTGAGTTGAAGTTGGGTGATCGCGTGATTTTCGAGAGTGTGCCGAATGGCTCGTACCTGAGCACGGACAAAGTCTACGAAATTGCAAATATGGGCAAGCGTGAGATTTACTTCCGCTCGCAGACTGGTTCGGGCACATCGGACACGCGTCGGATGCTGTCGATGCCGAACGTTTCTTTCTATCGCGCAACCTGCTAGGGAGGAATCATGAAAAATCTACGTCCAGGAGTTCGGCGCCGCTACAACAAAATTATTTTCGTGAAGGAAGTAACAAAGGCATTCAACGAACGCTTAGTCCTTCTTGCCCAAAACTTTTTTGAGCCTTCTCCGCTTCAGAAATTGCTAGGGAGGAAGTGATGAAAAGCATTGTGATCATGCTCGCGTTGTGCGTCCCGGCCATGGCACAGCTACCGGATGCACCAAAACCATCGATCAGCTTCTCGCACCCGACGTGGCAGCAGTGGACCGCTTTCGGTACACGGTCTCTGGATGCTGCCAGCACCTCATATGCTCACAGCAATGGTGCGCACGAGAATAAAATCCCATCCGCGATTGCCGACCATGCTGCCACAGATGAGCTATACGGCGTCGCCGTCGTTGCAGTGGAGTGGTGGGCCATCAGGAGGTTTGTAGCTCCACGGCACCCACGTATCGCGCGATGGTTGCCACTCGTAGATTCGGCATACGATGCACCATATGCGATTCGAAACTTCTGGCAGCATGGAAATAAGTTATCATCGGTGCCAGTGTCTACGATTGGACTTACCCTCGGGAAAAAATAGGAGGAATCATGCTTTGTGGCAAAGTGAATTTAGGCCAACTTGCGTATGAATCGAACGTTTTGCTTCATCCGTTCTTCCCCGATGGCAGTCGCAGACACGAATGGAAATACTTGCCAACGTGGATGAAAAAATCTTGGGAGGAAAATCCCTTCCATTCACCATATGCGGTAGTGAACAACGATCGCGAAACAGGAGAGTAATTATGGCATTGCAATTGAAGGAATTCCCCGATGATCTCAAGGAAAGTCTCAAGATCATGGCGCTCAGAGAGCATGTACCTTTGCACGCGCTCGTTGCGCGTCTGTTGCGGAAAGCGCTGGAAAAGAAATCAATCAACTGATTTCAAGAATCTGCACATCGTAGCTTTGCTGACGTTGCAAATGGTCGCGATTTCACGAAGTGTGTAACGTTCGGCGCGAAGCTCTCGTGCAAGTTTGTGGTCAAACCGCGCGATCGGTCGACCTGGTTTCATCGTACTTGGTGTTGGATCAAGACTCAATAGCTTTTGTTTGGCGATGGCTTTCTGCATGCGTTCTGTGCGGGTCATCGCCTCTTCTTTTGTCTGGCGTATCTCGTCAATTTCCGCCAAGCGCTTTGCCACATAGCTCACCGGCAACAGGCTTTGATCGACAGCCTGCGCCAGCGCGCGACGAAAGAGCATCAGCTCGACATAATTGCACTTGATGACAGCTGAGAAGACGGGTTTGTTCTTCATAAAAACTCACAGGACCACAATTTGCAAAATTGTATCACATTGCTTCTGCACTTGTAGAGATACGATCAGCCACAGGCCGACATGGCGATGGTGAAGATTATTTGCAAAAATATTCAAAATATGCTTGACATGGTTTCAAAAAGGGTCATAATCAGTCGTACCAAAGCAAAGGAGCAACATCAAGCGCCATGGAGATTCGTAAGCAAACCGAGCAGTATGGCTACGTAACTGGCCCTCGCAACGATAGCTATTACCTGCGTTATTGGTCCGCTCCAGATGCGGGTGGCAAGCGTCATCGTCGCGCAGTCGAAGTTGGGACCAAAGGACAATTTGCAAACATTGACGCTGCCAAGTATTCGGTTGAGGCGGCAGAGCTACGGCGCAAGATCAACGCAGGGATTTTGAGCTGCACGGTTGGACAGGTGGTTGCCACATTTGAGCGCGACGCTTTGCCCGCAAGACTGAACTCGCGTGCTACAGCGCTGTCGTGCTTGGAGCATATCAAGGCACAGTGGTCAGAGATGCCGATTGCCGAGCTTGCAAGCCCCACACACGCGCAGCAAATGGTTGGATGGCTCAACGGCCTGCGCTCACGTCGCGGCAACGGTGCAGCGCCTCTTTCGATTGAGGCAAAGATGCGGGTCAAGGCGCAAATGTCGAGCATTTTTACCTTTGCCATGACACAGGGATACATTTCGAGCGCGATCCCGCCGATGGCGTTTGTGCATTTGGGCAAGGGAGAGACACCGACGCGCCGGCAGACGCTGACGATCGATCAGATCAATGCGTTCTTGAGCGATGAGAGCTTGCCCGAGTGCATCCGCGTCATGGGCCGCGTGGCGTGGCTGACTGGCTTGCGCTGCAGCGAGATTGCTGGCCTACGCAAAGAGGATTTCGACCTGGACAAGGGTATCCTCGCAGTGCATCGCCGCATCTGGCACCACAGCGTCGACTCTCCCAAATCCCAAAAGTCCGGCGAACCGATCCCGTACCCGGAGGAGTTGTACGAGATTCTCAGTGCGTGGATGCGCTCGCCCGAGTTCAACGACACCGATGAGGGGTGGATGTTCGCGGCGCCCGGTGGATGGCCATGGTCGATCCAGTCGGCGCAACAGCGCTACCTCCGCCCGTGGGGTGATGCGCACGGCATCGTCAAGTTTGGTTGGCACTCTTTCCGGCACTCCTACAAGCAGTACCTGGAGGATTCTGGGGTGTCGCCCGAGGTGGTACAACGGCTCATGCGCCATAGCAGCTATCGCGTCACAGAGGGCTATGGGAGCGGAGTCAAACTGGATCGCTTGCGCGCCGCACAAGATGTAATTTCTGACGCGCGACCGCAACTGGAGGTGATCAAAAAGCAGAGACAGTGGGCATGATGGACTACACCGTGGACTACGCAAATCTGCAAATCGTTGATTCGATGTACGTTTTGCAGATTGAAATCACAGCCCCAGTGTATACTCCAAATCCCTAAAAATCTAATAAGTCGAAGTAAGTCAAAGATGTGCGTAGATTCAATCTCGACTTATTCGATCAGTATCGATTTTTAACGTGTTTTTAAGAATCAACAACTTGCAGGTGCACAGCGCCAACTTGGACTACCAGTGGACTACAGGCAAGAGGAGGATACATGTCAGATACGCCCGTTGTTGATACGTCGTTTGAGCCTCTTATCGACTCCGATGAAGTCGCAAAATATCTCGGCTTTGCTGCGCTCACGATTCGACGGATGGCACACCGTGGGCAGTTGCCTGCCGTTAAGTTGCCGTTCGGAAAAACGGGCAAGTTTTACTACCGTTTCCGCCGGTCGGAGTTGGGTGCTTACATCGACGCGCACAGACAGGCAGGTGAGTAGCCATGCCAAGCGAGTACGCAAAAGGATTACGCGAGTTGGCCGATTTCGTCGAGTTGCATCCGGAGTTTGGCGAGCCGTACCAGTACGAATTCAACTTGTTTGGCGAGGGCAAGGATGCGCTGAGCAAATTTGTCGGCGCATCTGGAACAGTCAAGAAGGATACCGACGACAACTTCTTCTTTGTCACGAAGAAATTCAGCGGTAAGGTGCGTCTTAACTTCAACGTGCGCCACGAAAACATCTGCGAAAAAGTAGAGATCGGCAGAAAGATTGTCCCGGCGCACGAAGAAATGATTGTCCCGGCGCAGCCTGAGCATGAAGAAATCCAGTATGCATGGAAGTGCCCACACATCCTTGGGGAGGAGTCATGAGAAAGAAAATCTTGGCATTCGTCGTGATCTATCTTGTCTGCGGAATCTATGCCTACGGCACCGCGATGGCTGAACTCCACTGGTACAGCGATAACGAATGGACCGCTCTGCACCTGGGCACACACAACTTTGTTCGGACCTGCGCGCTTGAAGGCGCACTTGGACCAGGTGGGGCCGTTGCGATGGTTATGATAACCAACTTCAACCAGCACGGATGGAGGATGTGGTAATGGCAGAATTGGACGGCTTCTCTTACAAAAACGGCTTCTACCACGACATGGACTTTGACGCGTACAAGGCTGTGGGTGCACTGAATGGCAGTTCGCTCGTGCACCTGCGTCGCAGCCCTATGTATTTCAAATGGATGCGAGATCATCCGCAGCCATCAACCCCGGCCATGGTCTTGGGTACGGCAACGCATCGCATGATCCTTGAGCACGACCGCGTCGACGACTTCGTGGTGTGGGGTGAAGAAGTAGATCAAAAGGTTCGTCGTGGCAAGGTGTGGGATCAGTTCCAGGCCGATCACGCGGACAAGATGATTGTCACCAAGGGCGAGCGCGATGCAATGGTGGGCATGTCCGTTGGCGCGCGCCGTAACGCTCCTATCCGCAAGTACGCCGATGCGAAGGGCAAGAGCGAAGTGTCCATGTTCTGGGTCGACAAGGCAACTGGCCGGCGCTTCAAGGGTCGGGCGGACAAGATTCTCGATTCGGGCGATGCAATCTTTGACCTGAAAACGTGCCGGTCGTGCCAGCGCTACAAGTTCGGCGCGCAGGCGTACCAGTTGGGCTACCACATCAAAATGGCGATCTACTGGATGGGCTACAAGGCGATCACCGGCAAGGAACCGCACATGATCCTGGGTGCGATCGAATCAACGGCACCCTACGAGAGCGCAGTCTATCGCGTAACCAAGGACATTATTCTGCAAGGTCTGGAGGAAATGGACACGCTTCTGAAAACGTTGGCCGAATGCGAGAAAGATGATCGCTGGCCAGCAGCCGAGGAAGTAGAAACCGACCTGGTTCTGCCCACTTGGGCCACTACGGAACAAGATGGCGACTTGGAAATCGAAGGACTCGAATTCTAACAAGGAGAATCAACGATGCTTCCTGACACGTATTCTGAGCTTTATCCTAATCGCTTCCTCCACGCGGATCAGCTCAAAGGCCGCAAGGTCACGCTCACGATCAAGAACGTGGACGTGGAGGAACTCACCGGCGAGAACAACAAGAAGGCGGCAAAGGTGATTCTGTCTTTTGCCGAACGACCACTTGAACTCGTGACACCTAAAACCAATGGCGAATGCCTGCGTCGCATGTTCGGCAGCAAGCCGCATGAATGGGTTGGGCACAAGATCACTCTCTTCCCGTCTACGACAAGCTTCGGACGCGAGACAGTCGATTGCATCCGCATTTGGGGATCGCCAGACTTGCCCGCAGACATGCCCATCACCATCCCACAAGGGCGCAAGCGTGCACTGGAAGTGGTGCTGCACGCGGTCAAGGCCACGCCGCACGTAATCGAACCTCGCGTCCAGGCGGCATTCGACCTGCTCGATTACACGACAGGCGAACGCAACGCTTTTCTCGACGAACATGCGGGCAAGGGCAACGCGGAAATCCTTGCTGAACTCGACGAACTCAACCAACAGCGCAATGAGAAGGAGAACCAATGAACATTTCTGAAATCGCTCTTCTGCCAACTACACGCAACGGAATCAACGAATCCGAATTCCGTAGCTACCACCTTCTTGAGATGGTCGTGGATCTTCTTGAGCGCAAAGTTCCGGTGGACGTAGTGCTTGAAATTGTCTACATGATCGAGTCTGTCCACGACAAACCCACGCCACAGGCATGGACGAATCAATCACAGACCGTCCTCGCTGATGAATTCACGGCGCAGCATATCCGCAAGAACAACGTAGCATAACCGTACCGCGATTCCGGGGGCCTGCTTCCGAGCGGGTCCCTTCTTTTTGCACAAGAAATCGCAGAAATACTTTTGCAAATAATCGTTAAAGTTGCACCTGATCTAAAACGTCAAAGTAAGTCGTGAATGATTGGTTGACCCAAACCTAAGTTAGGCGCAAGTTAGAGATATCCCGCCGCCAGGTTGGATGTTTACGAGCACTCGGGTTGCAACCTGAGATCCGGGCCGGTTGACTCATACCTTCCGGCCCTGCTCTGCTTTACCGCGTATGAGCGGTGCCAGGATCGACCCCCTGAACACTCGTTTACGGTCAGAGATTTTCTGATGCGCTGGCTCAAACACATGACATCTTCGTGGGACGACGAGAAGCTTGCTCGCCTCGTCGGTGCTGGTGGCATGCAGGGACTTGCGCACTACGGTTTGTACTGGCGCATCAACGAAATTATCGCCTCCCAAATGGAAGGAAAATCCCCCTCCTGCAGCGTCTGCTATCCGGTGTCAGTATGGTCTCGCTTGCTTGTCACTCGTGGGTCACTCGTATTCTCGACCCTGTCGACATTGGCAGTGACCCACCTAGTGACCGTGGAGCGAGACGGTGATGATATTCGAGTGACAAATCGTAACTTGTTGAAATATAGAGACGAATACTCACGAAAGTCCGGACACACTCCTGACAAAGTCGCACCAGATACAGATACAGATACAGATACAGAAGCAGAAGGAGATAGTACAAAACCTATTGCGTCGAGCGATAAAAATCGCTCTCTGCCGCAGGAGCAGGAACCAACGATTTTTGAACTTCCCTTGGTAGACGGGACAGAGTACGGCGTTCCGCAGAAGCTCTACGACGAGTACATCAAGGCTTACCCAGGCGTCACCGTGATGGCGCAGCTTAGCAAGATGCGCACGTGGCTCCTCAGCAACCCAACACGGCGCAAGACCCGCAAAGGAATCACGCGAGCGATCAACTCGTGGCTGTCGCGGGCACAGGACAGTTCTGGCCGGACAGGTTACTTGCCACTCCCTGAGATGGAGCCACGCAAACCCACATATTACGAAAAGGATCGAGACGCGTTCGCAGAAGAATTGCAAAAACGCAAGCAAGAGATGGGAGTGAATTATGGCGGATAGCAAGCGGGATTTTTTCACGGACATGGTGCCAGCCGACACGGATGTGGAAAAAACGATCCTTGGTGCGATCATGCTCGACGACAGTCGCATCCTCGAAATCGAGAACACGCTATCGCCAGATGATTTCTTCCTCGACGCACATCGTCGCATCTTTCGCCAGATGCTTACCCTTGCGCATGACATTCGGCACATCGACTCGGTAACCCTGGCTGGTTCCTTGCGCGAGAGCGGCGAACTCTCCGCCGTCGGAGGAATCGCGTACATCGCAGCATTGACTTCCAACCTGCCACGTCATCCTGTGATCGAAGAGTACATTCGCATGGTCCGCCAATACGCTGTCTCTCGCTCTGTAATGGCCACGGTTGCGAAAGTTACGTCCATGGCGGAGAGTAACCACCTCGAAGGCATATCGACGGCGTCTTGGGGCATTACAGAGCTATCACGCATCATCGAGGCAGCGGAGCCAAACGGGGAAATCGCAGCAGCGGACAGTTTGGCCGAAGATGCCGAATTCCGTTTGATCGACAATCCGCAGGAAGCGCCGGCCATTCCAACGGGGATCGAAGCGCTCGACAACTACACCACCGGCGGTATCCGCCTTGGCGAACTGTGGGTGGTTGGCGCCAGTCCTTCGCGTGGCAAGACGACGCTCGCGCGCCAGATCGTCCATCACGCGATTGAGCGCAATGTTCCGGTCTATGTCCACTCGGGCGAAATGACCAAGGAGAGCTGGATAGACGTTACCGCTTGCCTGATTCAACAGATGCCGGTATGTCTTATCCGCGACCCGCGCTTGATGAACCTCACGGACAAAGAGCGCATGCGTGCTGGTCTGCGCAAGCTCGGTAAGATGCCGCTGCACATCTCCGACGCTGGTGGAATCCACATCGATCGCCTGATCTTCAACGCGACCAAGGCAAAGCGCATGTGGGACATCAAGCTGTTCGTGATCGACTACGCGCAGATCATCGCCGCATCGGGTCGTGACCCGCGCGAACGAGTTACTGAGATTGCGCAACGTTGCCGCTTGTTTGCAAAAGATAACAACGTGGCGACCATCCTGCTGAGCCAGAGTCCTCGGCCTCAGGGAGGAACGGGGGCTAACACCAAGCCCACACTTTTTTCGCTGAAGGAGAGTGGAGCGCTCGAAGAGGCGGCGCACACAGTGATCCTTCCATATCGCCCGATGGACCTCGAAAGCGGCGTCTACACGGGCGAAGACGAACTTATCATCGGCAAGCAACGTTGGGGACCGATCGGTAGCGTACCCGTCACGCTGAACGGGAGATACACACGTTTTGATCCACGCGATTTACACAAAGGAGAATAACTCAATGGCTGAAGAAACAAAGACACGTCGTAGCAGCGCAGTAACTGGCCAATTCACCGTTGATCTTTCCAGCAAGCCCAAGACTCTTGCGGCTCTTGCGGCCCGGGCGAAAAAGAATGAGCACTCGATTTCTGTCGAAGCGCGCCGCGCACTTGTCGATGCTTTTGCGACTGAAGAAGCAACCGAGGGCTAACTCACAACCGGCCAGCCGTGAGCCGTAATCGCGGCACTGGAGACGGGAATGCGGGAACAAGAAATCACCGAATCGTTGAAGCATGAACTTACCGAAACCGAGACAGCGGAGTACGGTCGCAACCTCGCCGCTGCCGAACAGGAACTTGCCAACATCGCGGCTGAGGAAAAAGAAGTCAAGGATGGTTTCAAGTCGCGTAAGTCCACACAGGATAAGCAGGTCGATCGCTTGACCGAAATCTTGGGCAATCGCTACGAGATGCGCGAAACTCCTGTGGTTATCGTGTTCAACCAGCCGGAGCACATGAAGTGCGAATACGTGCGCAAGGACACCGGCGAGGTCTACAAAACGCGCGACATGTCGGACGAGGAAAACACCTTCACGTTCGATTATCTGGAAAGCGACGTGGACCGGGAAGATAAGTAACCGAGTTTCCGCCGCTCCCGTAAAGGTGGAAGGCTAACTCCGAATGGCCCCTCATGCAGGGATTCCACGATGACATTAGCCAGAGCGGCGGGATTCAAAGGAGAAACAATGAACAGGCAATACGCACTTGGACGCTTGAAGCCCGGAGAAATGAACAAGACCGAGAAGAGGTACGCCGAGTTTCTGTGGGGCGAGAAAGTAACCGGTCGCATCCTCTGGTACAAGTTCGAGAGCATAACTCTCAAGCTGGCAGAGAAGCTCAGATACACGGCAGACTTCGCTGTCATGCGCAATGATGGCGTAGTAGAGCTGCACGATGTGAAGGGCCGCACGAACGTTACCAGAAAGAGCGGCGAGCGCGTGGAGAAGCCGTTCAGCATGGACGATTCTCGGCAGAAAATGAAAATGGCAGCAGACACGTTTCCGTTTGTAATCGTGGTCGTTTTCCAGTCAAAAACGGGCGAATGGATTCGGGAGGAATTCTGATGATCGTAACTCGGGCATACTTGAAAATCGAGAGAGAACTCAACCAACCAATGGGCCCTTCCGACTTTGTGCCGCTCGTGAAAACGCAGTGCATCTGCCGCAACGGTGGCAAGCCG